ATGACTACTCAAGGTCGAACTCATTTACCTTCCCTCCAATCCGAATATTGGGAGTATTCGGAGACTGTCTCTATCGAAACGCCACAGGGAAAACAAAAGCGGATATCTTCCGCCAGAAATCGCCTTATAAGGAGCAGGAGAGAAATCCTGGCAGACTCAAAAACCAATCTGGGGGCATCTGTGAGGAAAAATCAGAGAGGAGGAACGCTTCTTAAAGAAATTGAAAAAGACCTCAGAGAAAAAGGAGGGTATCTGTGTGCGTTGAAGTATTCCCAAAATACCCCCATTCGCATTGAGATCCACACATCTTCCTTCCAATACAGACAGGCTCTTTTTCCCAGGCAGCTCCTGACCTCAAAAATCAAGGATGCTGGCGTCATTGATGAATACGGAGATTTCTCGGAAGAGTATCTGGATCTTTATTACTCTCTGCCCTGGGAATCGTATTGTGTCGAAAGTATGAGGCTCGAATCACTCCCTCTTTTCGACTCGAACTATTCTCTTGATGATGAAAAAGTATTGAGAAGTGAAAAGGTGTGTGCCCAATCCATCGTTAAAACACCACAGGAATGCGAACAGTTGATAAAAAACTCCGCAGAGCTGCCAACATGTTGAAAGCGTTACCCTTGAAAAAGGCCGCAAAGTTTTTGGAAACGCCCGTTGAAGATTTTGAAAATGAATCTCCATTGGACGGCGGAGACACCTTGGGTTGGACGTTGGATATCACCTCCGCCGAAATATCCAAAGAAGCAGACAGAATTCTTGCCATGGATGCGATCCTGCCGGAAGACCCCCCCCATGGAATCAATACCTGGCGTGCACTCAAACTTGTTTTGATCGCGCTGTGCGTGGAAAAAGGGTTCAAAAATTTCACCCGCTGGGATATACGTGAAAAATGGCTGGAACTGTTCATGCCTGCGGGTAATGACTCTTCCTCCCGAATCTTGCTTCTTTCTTCCAGGCTGCAGGAAGGAGGAGCCAGATGTTCATCCAATACCGCGTTGGCACAGCTCTTGGCTCGTTGGGGATTCGGCTGGTTTCCGACTTCGTAAAAATGGATTTCATTTTTCGGAAAATGAACCATTGAGTTTTTAAAAGTCGGCATGTAGGAACCATGTCCTCTCTGCATCCGTTTCTCATGTACTGCGGATATAGGACGTGCTCGATATTTGGCATATTCATTGTAAGTTTCTTGTGACTGAAAATCAGAGAAGGAAATCCCATGTCCGATAGTTGATTAAATTATTCGCAGTTTGAGTAAATTCCGGAAGGATGCGGTCAGCACATGCATCCTCCATATCGGAATCTCAATACTGTCGAGTCAAAGAATTCGTAGATAATAACGAGATTTTTTCATCAGGCTCTACACCATCCCGGGTACTCATCTATTCATGGATCAAAGAAGGAGCTGTTCCCTGCAAAAGAATAAATGGAGAAAGGGTTATAGACCTAACGGCATTGAAGGCATGCTTGGAAGTGCAGGCCCTGCAGAAGGGTTTCCAATATGAATTCGGGAAAACAACCCTTGTCAAATTGTCCCTTTTTTCTTCCTTGTTCCCTCCTTCTGCTATCCCGTGCCGCAGAACAGTCTACAACATGGATAAAAAGGAGCTTTTATGTGTCCTGAGTATCGGGAAAAGTCGCTTTGTAGACGTTCACGCAACGGAACAGCGTTTGAAACAGCGAGGTCACCCATCCCTCTTCGGTATGGTTCGGAGATGCAGATCCATCCGGAAGCTCAAGACAAAGGCTCTCTGTGAACTAGAAAATACATACCAAACTGAGCAACCATTCCAAGTTGCCCCTTCTCACACCCCATGCACTTGGGATACCTTCTTTTGGGGATGTCTACTTCCTTCTCAAGAAAAAGCCCTGCCTGATAAAATCGTTCTAACCGTCAAGACAGTTCTGCATGGCATAACCGATCTACATGGGTTCATCAGACATCTGGAGGGCAATCCTTCAAATCATGCTTTGGGGAAGAGCCTGCTGCATAACGTTCACCAAAAGACCACCCGGGAGAATGAACTAAAATTGTCGACCAGGAAGCGAGCCCTCTATCTACCTGCCCCTTTTCAAGGAGGGCATAGGCCTCGGAAGACTCCCATCAATCATTGTTCATTGCCTGGACAATTCGCCCCCCTCTGGCCATTTCCTTCATCAAGGGAGGTCCCTCCACCTCTTTCCCATGTGGATCTTGTCATCAGCCAGAAAGAGGAAAGTATCCTCATAACCATGTATATCACAGCAAACCTTCTGAGAACATTAAGTAATCATCCCTGGATGATAGATGAAACCGCCGTTCAACAGACGGATCAAGAGCAGTCCTCTCGAATTTATTTTAGTAATCCCGTCATTGCCGATCAGAAATCTGCTAACTGGTTAGCAAAACCCATTACTGCTGCACAACGCACTGCCAGCCTCAAAAAGATGCTGAATGCTGTGATTGATATGGAATGGGAGGATATCAAGCGCGCTTACTTCCAAACCCAGCTAGAAAAATATCCTGTGGGCTGCATTTGGGACAACGGGGGCGTTGTTACGCTTTCAAAGATGGAAGTCTGCTACCATTATCTTTCCGCAGGGAATGCTCCATTCATCGTCAATCAGATGAAGTCATTTTTTGAGAAGTATTTCAAAGAGAACAGGTTTAGAACACACGGAGAGCGGGCAGGCGCCATTGATTGTGGAAAGGGCGATCAGGAAAACCTCGTATCCTGCCATGGTTACCCTCGCAAAGAGATGGAACTCGTCTGCTACGCCAAGACGGAAGACATCCTCAAATTTGAGTTAAGATGCAATGGCAAAGGGCTCGTTGCAGATTTCCCTAAAGATGTGTGCAAAAAACGGATGTGCAGCAGTCTTGATGGCCTGTGCCGCCTTATTGATCGCGTCATTAAGTATTCCCGGGGACGAATAGAGAAAATGGTGAATAGTTTAAGCAAACCATTGCCTTCTCCCGATACCATAGCCCTATGGTGGTTTGCCGTTCTTGATAGGGATCGTAAACTGAGTTTGTGGTCTCAAGCCTTGGATAGTGAACTCCAGCTGAGAGCAAGCCAAATAAAAGAAGAATCCTTGAAAGCTCTTATTATGCCGGAGGGATGGCCCATTCGAAGCCTTGGTGTGGAAACGGTCAATTTCATGCGAAGAATGGAGAGAAAAGGATACGTCAAAAGACATGCCGGAAGATATCATGCCTTGGTAGAAACGAGAAAAAATTATCATTTTTTTAATTAAAGGGAGGACCACCTTAGGCACGACTGTCAAAGGCGTGCCTAAGGTGAGGCGGAAGGTAAGCTTCCGTGTTAAATCTTGCGTCGTCGAGCGGATCCTTTTTTCTTTGAGCGAAAGCGAAAAAGAAAAAAGAGAGCCAGCGAGCGGGGGCGGAGCCGCCCCCCGCAAGATTACAACGGAAGCCTGTTTTCTGCTGTAAATGAGGTATTTGAGCGGAATCATCCGTCCCTTCCTCCCTCAATTAAGATGACGATGGTGTTATATGAAGATGAGCGGGGCAAGTATCCGCCATTTCCCGGCCTCTGCATGCCTTTGCTTGCAGAGGCCTTTTCATCATCAACCATCAACATATTAAATCATCATGGCTATCAAACTCATCGCCAACTACAGCAAACGCCTCGGCCTGCCGGGGTATTCCTCCCATCAGTTCGAAGTCTCCATCGAAACGGAGATCGGAAACACATCAGAACTCGATTTTGCCGCAGAACGTCTCTACAGCTCGCTCCAGTCCGCCGTAGATGCCCAGATCCGGCAGGTCGGATTTGTCCCTGATGCTTCCTATGGCTCGGGAGGCGCATCCGGTACGCCTCTTCCTGCCATGAGGCAGGTTTCACGGCTGCCTGAGCCTCTCTCTTCGAATCCCCAGACATCTCACCCCGGAGAACCGGCATGGAGTTGTTCGGAAAAACAACGGCAAGTCATTCTATCGCTGGCACGCAAAAACGGGATGGACGATTCCGCACTCCATGATCTGGCTGTACTCTGTTTCAACAGGGGCGTCTCTCAGCTGAACAAGTTGGAAGCGTCTACCCTGATCAAAGAACTGATGGAAACATCCGGAGGAACATCACGCAAAAATTCCTCCTCCGGCAGCTATGCCCGGCGCCAGGCGGGAGCTGTAGCTGGAATACGGTAAACATTCATGTGTCCCCTTTGCCGGAGCCTTTCCAGGGAGGGCGCCGGCAAAGGGGCTTTTTTTATCTGCTGTATCCAAGGCTTCCGGAGCCAGGAATACCTGTGATTTGATTATCGAAACACTTCTCCGCAAAGCACGCGCTTGCTCCATGGCAGATATCTCTCATTCATAAAAATCACATCATATTGTGATTTTACAAGAAAACAGAGTAGACATGGCATTCAAAATATGATATTTCACATTGTATTGTGAATTTGGTTGATATCGGAACATACATTCGAGAACGACGCCGGGTACTGGGCATTACCCTGAAGGATTTGGCCGAACTTTCCGGCATAGGAATCAATACGCTCAATAAAATCGAACTTGGGCAGGCCAACCCGACATTCAGAATCCTGATGGAACTGTTCGATGTACTGGGGCTTGAAATGTCGTTAAGCCCTAAAAGAACCGATGTGATGAAAGGGCCTGAATCATGAGAAAAGCCCTTGTGTTATTGCGCAATATACCTGCCGGAACGTTGACGGAGGAATCCCCTTCCAGCTATGTATTCCGGTATCTGGAAGCCTACCTGATGAAAGAAGATCTTCCTCCCGTCAGCCTGACGATGCCGAAAACTTCCGAAGAGTATCGTTCCCCTCATCTATTCCCCGTTTTCTTCAACATGATCTCGGAAGGCGTCAATAAGGAAATCCAGTGCCGTCATTTCCATCTGGATGAAAAGGATCATTTCGGCTTGCTCCTTGCAACAGGTCATGGCGATACGATTGGAGCATTAACGGTACAGCCCTATATTCATGATGAACATTGACCGTTGCCCCTCCACTTTGGTTTCCGGATTCACCTCCTATAGCCCTGGCGGATTGCGGAAGCTGTTCGACGGTAAAAAGGTGTCTCCGATTCTTCCCTATGACGCCCCCGACCTTCATGGCGAGCCGGAAGAGTTTCTGGAAAACCGAGAGCATATTTCCATCTCAGGGGTTCAGGAAAAACTCTCTGTTCTTGTTGACCGGGGAACAATCCGTCTGACCAGGGCAGGGGAACAGGGAACGCATCTTCTGAAGCCCATCTCATCACGTCTCACCCGGGCTTCCGACATGCCGGCCAATGAACACGTGACCATGCAAATTGCCGCTCAACTATTCGGCATTTCAACGGCTCCAAACGGACTATGCTTTTTCCGTACGGGAGAACCGGCCTATATCACCAGGCGATTTGACATCAATCCGGAAAGCGTCAAACTACGCAAGGAAGACTTCGCCTCACTGGCCGGGAAAACATCCGCCCAAGGCGGCTCCAACTTTAAATATGATTACTCCTATCTGGAAATGGGGGAACTCATCCGGCGTTATGTCCCCGCGTGGAGAATTGAAATGGAACGCTTCTTCCGTCTGGTGTTGTTCAATTACCTGTTTTCCAACGGCGACGCGCATTTGAAGAATTTCTCCGTGCTGGAAACTCCTCAGGGAGATGTGACCTTGTCTCCCGCCTATGATCTCCTCAACACAAGCCTGCACATTCAGGACAGCGACTTCGCTCTGTCAGGCGGCTTGTTTCGGGGCGCATCCACGCATACGAATCGAAGCTTGTTTGAAGAATTCGGACGGCAGCTGGGAATGCAACCCAAGCGTGTTAAGAGAGTCATCGACCATTTGATGAAATCCAGAGAAGAAGTGAAGTCCATGGTGAATCGATCGTTTCTTTCCCCCTCGGCCAAACGGGCCTACATGCTCTCCTACAGGACGCGTTACAATACCCTTCGATGAAATTTTACCTTCGTCTTCTTGAAAGCAGTTTCGTCTCAAAGATCTGTTGGATCGGCTCCGCTATAAGAAGTGGCCTATCTGAGAACCTGGAGGCCGGACAACCGTATGGAGAGTTGCTGTCGCCCTGACTCGACAGTCAAAAATACCTTTAGCATTGCCTGTTCCTGTATCCGGGATCTGACGGACAATCCTTCCATTTCGTTATTTGATCGCGTAGATATACACAAAACGTATATTTACGCGATCATTCTATGATTTTGACGTTCTTTTGAAACAAATATTCCACCGTGATCCGGAAGTGTGATCTGATGCCAATAGGAACAAAAGTACACACAAGCAGTCACAAAGCGTGTGCTTTTGATACAAAATCTTGATGACGGCAATTCCTGCCGGCTGACCGTTATATAGATCTGAAGGCAGGCATTTAGCTTCTGCCTTCATTCCTCGACACCCGTTTCCCCTTCGCTGGGAAGCGGGTGTTTTTCGTTTCAACCCATATTCATTATCAATATGAACAATATCATCGCATTACCTTACCGTCCGGTGACAGTCCGGCACATCCTGCCTTTGGAAGATAACAGACAGGCAGCCCACTCCAGCAGGGCTATTCTCCCGTCCCAGGTGGGATGCCAGGTGCGGGGGAAGACGAAGGGGTCGTCTTCCTCCGTTTGGCGGTGTGACCAACCATAAATGACGGTAAGGGTGAATCCTTAAATAACCGTAAGGGTCAGGAGGGGGGAAAGAGAAAGGGTCAAGTGTCCCATGTGGGACACTATTTTTTTTCCGGTTCGCGGGTGGAGAAACGCATGAGTTCCGCCTCAAAGCGGAGCGGAATGTCCCCGGTGGGGCCGTTGCGGTTTTTGGCGAGGTGCAGGCTTGCCAGCCCGGCGAGCTGTTGCCGCTGGTCCTCATCCTCGGCGTAGTAGTCGGAACGGTAAAGCAGCCCTATCATGTCCGCGTCCTGCTCGATGGAGCCGGACTCCCGCAAATCGGACATGCGGGGAATCCCGGCTTCTTTCCCGGCGCGCGTCTCCGGCCCCCGGTTCAGCTGGGCCAGCACGACGACGGGAACCTTGAGTTCCTTAGCCAGGGCTTTCAGGCCCGCGGATATTTCCGCCACTTCCCGTTCCCGGCTGTTGGCCGCCTGCCTGGACGTGGAACGCATCAGTTGCAGATAATCCACGCCAATAACGGCCAGTCCCCCCAGGTCCCGCATGACGCGGCGCGCCCTGGCCCGCAGTTCGTTGATAGAAATGGCCGCGGTATCGTCAATGACCAGTTGGGCCGCCCCCACGTCCTCCACGGCCCGCTTGAAATGCTGCATCTCTAACGGGGTCAGCGTGCCGCGCCTGACAATATCCCCGCGGCGGACGCCGGAACGGGCGAAAAGAAGACGCTCCACAATCTGGACGGCGGGCATTTCACAGGAAAAAAGCAGGGTCGGCTTCTTCTCATTGAGCGCGACATGCTCCATGATATTAAGCAAAAAAGACGTTTTCCCCATAGACGGGCGGGCCGCAATCACGAACATGTCCCCCGGCTTGAGGCCGTTGCTCTTCTTGTCCAGCTGGTCAAACCCCGTGGAAAGCCCCTGAATGCGCCCCTTGCTGGCGATAAAATTTTCAAAGCTGGTGACGGCCTCCCGGACAAGGGCGGCCAGCCCTGGGCCGTCCGCGCGGCTCCTGGCCTGCTCCCGTATCTGGAACAGGCGGGTTTCCGCGGCATCCATCAGGGCCTCCACGTCCTCCGGGCCGGAAAATGCGTCCGTGATGACCCTGGAAGACGTGTCGATGATGGAGCGCAAAATAGATTTATCTCGAAGGGACCGGAGATAATGCTCAAAATAAGCCCCAGTGGTGGTGAACGTGTAAATATCCGCCAGCCCTGCGCTCCCCCCTACGGCCTCCAACTGGTCCATGTCAGACAGGGCCTGCGTAATGGAAATAATATCCAGCGGCAAATTGGCATTGTAGCGGGCTAGGAATAACCGCCATAATACTTGGTGGGCCGGGAGGTAAAAGAATTTATCCGTCACGCCGAACGCGACGGCCTGGGACATATAGGTTGCCGGGTCCATCGCCAGCAGGGCCAGAACGCCCTTTTCCGGGCCGGGAGCCTGGGGAATCTCCCGGCACTCGGCAGGCAGGGAGGAAGAAGAATCGCGGAAAGAAGCCATCACTTAGTATCGGCGGAGGGTTGGCGGAAGGTCCGCGGCGGCGCGGCGGAGGCAGGACATGACCGTGGCGCGGGCGAGGCCGGGGAACGGGGAATATCAGGCCCGCAGGCATGCAATATCCACCACATCACCCGCGCGCACGCCTCACGCACCGTCTCCCCATATTGCTCTTGAAATTGCCGGTAAAAAGACATCTGCCCGCAATGAGCGGCACATACCCCGCTCTTGGCAATTTCCGCAATCTTGACCAGCAGGGACGGATCACATGTCCGCACACCGATTAAATGACGCCCTCCGCGGAACTCCAACATATCTACTCCTTCCCTCCCGTAAAGATAAGCCACAATTTGAGAGATCGTCACATCTTCCGGGTACTTCTGCTTCCCCTCCGGCCATTCCCTTTGTGCCAATAGCTCCAGGGCATCCCTCATGGCGGTCCTGGTCATCCAGTAGCAACAACCGCTCCACGCCAAAGGATCGACACATTGCATACCCCCGGCAAGCTTATTCCGCTCTTTCAGGGATCGGACAATTTCAGCTTTATCCATAAGCAAGGTATCTGCATCTATCTTCACTACAGGCTCTTTGCCCGGTATATCCAGCATGCAGCCCAAGATGCCCCGCACACATTCCAGACCATTCAAATTTCCACGCCGGGGAAAATACGTCACCTTGTAACTCACATCCTTCCCCGCGGGTATCTGCCCCGGCTCTAACGGGCGCGCCCCGTCATCAAATAAATAAATTCTGGCATTACAATCCGCCCGCCGAATTTGCTTAACGCACAATTCAAGGCATTTATAGTCTTCCCTGTAACAGAATATTGCGTAGTTCATTTTTATCAATTTATCGGTGAATAAATTTTGGAGGTCACAATCCATTCCCCCTGCTGGATATAGATTTTCCCGTTTTCGTCCCGGTGCAGGCGTATTGCGTGGTTGCTATCGCATAAAAGAGCGGTCCATGAATCGCTTATAAGATTATCAGAGCCATCCGGCTCCGTATCCGCATACAGCTCCACAGCCAATTTATTATTCCGCAGAAACAGGCCTGCCTTCACACCGTTGACGGCATCAGACCAGCTTGATTCATAATCCAGCACCACATATTTCCCATTTTTCCGCAAAGGGGTGCGAAAGCTCAATTCTTCCGCTTCGCCCCCAGAAGTGACTATGAGGGAAAGAGCCCCTGCCTCTGCGGACAAGCCCACTTTATAGCCTCCGCCCACCTCATGCTGCTGCGAGTCCACAGTCAAATCCAATTCCCCCTTTAGCCCGGCAGGAGATACGGACAAATTCACCGGCCATTTCCCGCCATCATCCACGCTGGAATCTACGGAGGAATCAATTTTTATTTTTAATATATCAGTTTCTTCCTCAACTCCTTCTCCGTTCTGTTGCTTTTCATATTCAAGACCATCCCCCGCTTCCGGCATTTTACCGGATGCGGAAAAATAAATGCGTCCATCTTCTTCTTTGAGCAGTACAGATCCATCAGAAGAACACAAAAGCTTGAATTTGTAAGGTTTTCCCTTGTTCCCTTCTTTACCGCCTTCTTCACCCTCCTCCCCCGCGTCTTCCTCTTCTTCATAAATCAGGGAACAGTCTCCGCTGGAAGGTTCCTTTGCGTCCTCGATAAGAGCGGCAATTTCTTTTTTCCGCTTTTCATCCAAATCCACAATTTCAATACCTTTCCCGGCTTCCAACCCCAATTCATCAGGGGCAACCCCGCAATAAACCGCTCCCAGGGCATACTGTTTTACCGATACCAGAGACGGCAAATTTCCATCCTCCGGCAAGGGTTCTGCAAGATTCTCCACCTTCGCCAATAAAAAGCAATAAGTGAATTCCTCTTCGGCTTCTTCATCATCCGGTTCCGCTACATACTGGAGCGGCTTGGAAGATCCTTTCGTTTCTTTCAGTTCCGCACTTTTAATGACGCCATCCCCGGTGCATTTCACTTCCAGCCAGATTTCCCCCTCTTCTTTCGGTGCCACCTCCCAGGTTCCTTCGCCGCGTTGCGCCAGTTGTCCAGCTATGTAAATATCGCCCTTCTTTACATAGGCCATAGCCGGCGCGCCCCCTTCATCCGTATCTACCACAACCCTCCACCCCTCGTTAAAGGATGCCGCGGCGTAAGTAATGCACCCGGTCAAAAACGGGGTGTAGGTGATGTCGTCCGCGCTGGACCCGGAGGATTGGGCGGCGGACACGAACTCGCCCAGCGTGAGTCTGGCGGAACGTCCGCCGGGCGGGGTTTCCTCTGTGGACAGGCGGGCCGCCGTGATGCAGTCGTGGCTGTTGTCGCCCCACACCAGGTCCAGATACACTTTTTTCCCCGCCTCCGCCTCAAGGGCCGGGAATGGGACGGCGTCCATCTTGTCGGCTCCCATTTTGGGGACGATAACCCGCGCCCCGCCCGCGTGGACTTCCAGCACGCGGCCTGGGTTGAAATAGGCTTTCCACGCCTCCCCCTCTTTAACCAGGGAGCGGAGGGAAAATCCCCCCTTGTCAACAACAGAGCGTCCACCCGTCCAGCGGCTGGACGCCTGGACGGAAGGAAGCATCGTCTGAAAATCGGATGACCTGTTGAGCGCGTCCTGGATAGCCTCCACGCTGTTATTCCAGTTTTCGGCGGTCAGAACTGCGCCCTTGCTCTTTTTGGGGAGGTTGTACATGCTATTTATAAATTTCCGGGTCCCAGTTGCCGCCAACGTAGGTGATTTGCGTGACGGTCCGTCCATTGCGGCGCGTCAGTCCGCCGCCTCCGCAAAGCCAGACTTGCCCGTCCGGCAGACTGGGCAACCCGGCGCGGGAACTAATTTTCCCGGAATCGGAAATATCCACCTTGCCGGGGATGGTCAGGCGGCACTGGGTATAGGCTGCCTTGTAATGGGTTTGGCCTCGCAAGATTTTTTTAAGCAGGGAGGGCGGCACTTTGCCGTTGAGCTTTTTTTCTAAGTTTGTGCCTTGCTCGTCGGCGAGCTGCCCGCCCATCAGGGCGCATAAGTCCGTCAATGAAGAGTTGTCCAAGGCGTCCACCTGGGATTTGTAAAGCTTGCATTGCGTGATCGGCTCATCTACCAGCGAGACAGTTATTTCACATTCCCGCCCGTCAAATTCATAGGTGGGGCCTTCCGGGTCGTCGGGGTTGTCCGGGTCGTCGTCATCCTCGTCCCGGTCCTTGGAACAGGTCAGGGTGATGAAGTCAACCTTGTTGCTCTCATGAGTTTCAATGCTGATTTCCGTCAGGGGTAATCCGTACTCGGTGGAGTGGATTTTGGGGACCAGGCCGCGGCCCTCCCCCTGGGGACACATGAAAAACAAGGTGAGGGTCTTGTTGCTGTAAGTCTCCCGGTATTGGGAGGGTTGCCACCAGGTCAACACGCCTGACGGGAGATTTCCTAAAATATCGTTGTCCATTATCCTAAAATAGCCAGGGAGCCGTTCTGTTTTTGCAGCAGTTTATTGAGCAGTTCGTTTGTTTTCTTTTGCTCCGAAAGTTGCTTGGCCGGGATGTTTTCGGCGGAAAGCATCATGCGGCCATATCCGCCGCCGCCCACCTTAGCCAGGGACCCGGCCAGCACGGTCTCCCAGTTGACTTTGATTTTTGGCGCGTCGTCCTCGGTCTTTTGCCGCCTGGGCTTGCTCTTGGCGGCGTCCTCTTTTTCCTTCGCGGCGCGCTCTTTATCCTGGGCGGCCAGGGATGCCGTAATTTTTTCAGACGCGGCGGAGATTTCCGCGCGTACGCCGGACGTGTCCAACACGTCCGCCGCCTGGGAAAACCCGGAAGAAAAGGCGTCTTGCAGAGCGGAGAAGTTGTCAGCAATCTGTCCAAGAATCCGGTCTCCGTAAGAATCAATAAATGCCCGTCCGGCTCCGCTGGCCTGCTCCTTGCCCTTGTTGGCGTCACGCTCGAATTCGCGGGATAAGCCCCGCATCCAATTAGCCTCGTCGCCCAGTCCGGGAATGCTGTCAAGCAAGCTGGCGATACCCTGGGACAGTAAAGCAAGCAGTCCATTGACGGCCATCCGCATAACGCCAACAAAGGCATTGCCAACCATGCGCCAAAAAGATGCGTCCGTCAGAATATCCAGAATCATAACCCCCTGCTTGAAAGACTGAACAAGGTATTGAGGGATAGCCTCAAAAACCCCCATCAGGACGCGCCACAGGAAATTCACGCTCTCCTGAAATGCCAGGGTCAACCCCAGTTTAGCCAGGTTCCACGCCTCGCCCTGTTTGATCGCCTCAATCATGAACCGCATGGCATAGGCGATCGTTTCGCCTATTTCGCGCGCCTTGGAGGCCATGCTCTCAAGGGAGCCGATGCCCTCGTCCAGCAGGGGCTTGAGGGCGTCCATGATGGGCTTGCCGAATTCGGCCCGGACTTGCGCCCAGTTATCGCTCAATGTCGAAATTTTCCCGTTCCAGGTCTGGGACTGTAGCTCCATACCGCCGGAAAACCGGGCCAGTTCCTCCGCCGCCATCTGCCAGACTTCCGAACCTTTTTTCCCCTCGGCCTGTAGCTTTTCGAGCTTGGCGCGCACATCGGGGGAGATTGCGCCAAGCTCCTGCAAACGCTGCATGGCCTCCCCCACGGGCCGCCCGCTGTCCAGGCCGGAATAAAGGCGGCCTATCGTGACGGCCATTTCTTCGATGGGGGTGTTTTGGGCGGAGGCGGCATCGCCCACCAGGCGGAGGCCGTCCCCGGTGGACAAGGCTCCATCGGTGAGGGATTCCAGGGTTCGGGACGCGGCGGCAATCCCCGGAAGCTGGAAAGGCGTGTGCGCGGCAAAATCGGCCAGTTCCGCCATGCGTTCCCTGGCGGCCTTGGCCGAACCAAGAAGCGGAATGAAGGCCGTTTCCATCGTTTCCCGGTTGGCGGCCTCTCCCACGGCGGCCCGCGCCTCACGGAACGCCGTGCTGATACCCTTGACGGCCAGAGCCGCCCCGGCGACGGAGGCGGCAACCATCATCATTTGAGGCTGGACCAGGGAGGAAAACCCGGACACGGCGGACCGGGCCTCCCCAAGGCCGCGCTGGAATCCGGCGTTGTCCAGGTCCAGCTGGTAAGATATGCCGTTAGCCATGCAGATTTTTCAGGAGTTGGATTTCAAGGAAGGTCAGGGCGCCGCTTTCCACGCCGTTGCGCTCGGCAATGGCGGCCCTCAAACACAGGGCGCGGGCCACGGGGAGATCCAGGACGGCGTCAAGGGGCCAGCCGTACTCGGAGCAAAGCAAATCGACGAGGGAAAGCCACCAGCCGCACCCCTTGCAAGTCACGGATGCCGCGGCTTCCCCGTTCCCGGCTTTTTTCCGGCGGCGTCCTCCATCGGAACAAATGTCCGCTTGAGGATGTCGGCAATATCCGAAAGGCATTTAACAAGCAGAGCGGGCGGGAAAGTATCTGCCCACGCGGAAAACGCCTTGTCAAAATCGCCGGAATCCAGGGCGGCAAGGAAGGATTCCCTCCCGGACACCAGCCAGCAAACCACGCTCATATCGCGGAACGAGGGTTTTCCCCCGGTGGCGAAAAATGTAACTCCCGCCTGCTCCAACAAAAGAATGTCGCGGAGGGAAAGAGACTTGGAAGAAGAAAAAGCCTCCCGGACAACGTCAGGGATGAGCGCGGCGGTTGTGTTTACAATATCAGATTTAGCCATGCCCCGGACTATGGCACAAAAAAGGCCGCGGCTTTCTTGCCGCGGCCAGGATGCAAACTAAGGCCGGATAAAGAACTTGAAAAACGCCACGGCGGCGGGGTCCGTGAGGACAAAAACCGGGTAGTCGCGGGCTGTGAACATTCTGCGGCCTCCCTGGGAATTAACGGCTTCCACGGTCAGAGACACGGTTTCCACCGCGGAGGCCAGGGCGTCAACAAGGCTCTCATCCAGCCGCGCCCATACCTGGACGGCCTGCCAATCCTCCCCCAGCTCCACCAGCGCAGACACGACGGCGGCCATAGCCGGGGCTTGGTCGGCTGGTATCTCGTCCTGCGTAAAATGGGCCGGAGGTCGATAACCTCCCTTGTCCTGATAAATGGGCGTCAAAGTAAATTCTTCCCATTCGCCGGGCCGGGGAAACTGTATTTGTATTTCTGCATTCATCGTTATTCAAGAGGGGTGTTAATGTCCACAAAATCCGCCGTTTCTTCCGTCTCAATGGCATTGACGGCCATTGCTTCCAGCGCGTAATAAACCGGATTGACGTTGCCGGGCTGATAGTTGGTGCGCTCCGCAGAGCCGACAAAAACGCTGACAGATCCCCCAGGAATTCCCGGAATGTCTGTTACTAATGTAGAAAATCCCGTTCCCGTTTCAAAAGTAGTCACTCCGCGCACCGTGGCAATCTTCCAGAGCTGCTGGCTGGTCCCGCCCCCGGTCAGCAAATACAAAGAGCCGTAAGCCTCACCATAATCTCCGGCATTGTAGGACCGCGGCGCATATTGATGATAAATAACCTTGTTGACAATATAGGGGATTGGCTCGTTCTGGCTGGCTGGAATAAAGCTGGTTGTGGTTTTCACTTGCCAATTCCGGGTAGATTCGGCGGCGTAGATTTCCCGGACGCGGACGACATATCCGTTGCGGGCTGTGTCCCGGACATTGGAGAATGTAATATCCAGCATTTCCCCGGTATTGTAGGCCAGATTATTTCCGGGGATGATGCTGTAAGAATCCAGCGTTAAATCTTTCCGCGTCGTCTTGCTCCCCCGGCCTAAGCCAATAGTCAATTTCCCCGCGCCCGTTAATTGCCACGGGACGGCAAACCCCGCAAAGCTGGAATAATTCCATTGCCCGGCAGGCCCTGCAAACGTGTGAACAACGGTGCTGTGCGTATTGGCGGGAACGTTCGTCCGGGCGTATTGTCCGGGGAAAAGAACGGTAGTTTGAGCCGTCCCGGTGGCTGTGATACTGTCGGTATTGAGGAAAAAATGGAGGGAAAAAATATCCGTCACGCCAGCCATTCCGGCGGCATACAGGCGGTTGACCGCTGACGTATCGGTCGGCGCACCCACGGCAAGCGGAATGTTGATGCCTCCGTTGGCGTTGACGGTCCCCGCCGCCGTCAGACCTCCGGGAATCGTCATGTTGCCGGATGCGTCCACCTGCGGCATGGCCTCAAGGGCCTGCTGGGCCGCCGTTGCGGAATTGGCCGCGCTGGTGGCGGAGGTCTCGGCATTAGTCGCCGCCGTATTGATACGCCTCTCCGCCTGGTCAATGTCTTCCCTGGCGGTTTCGGCGCGCCGGACAAGGGGGACAATCGTCTCTTTCGCTTCCTCCCCTGCCGCCTGGACGGCGGAAACGGCGTCCGCCTGCGCTCCGGCAATCTTGTCCGTAGCCGTTTTTTGCGCCCTCCCCACGGCAAGCACGGAATCGGCCTGCTTGTCCCGGATGACGGCCAGGGCGTCCTCTTTGGCCGCGTTGACGTCCCGTTCCGCCTCGCTGACTGTTTCCGGCCAGGCGGCGGCCAGCGACTCCATGCTCTCCTGGGCCTTGAGGGCGTGAGCATAGGCCCACCACGCCAAATCCACGGATTCCACGCTTACGGTCACGGCATCACTCAAGCGGACAACATAGCGGTGCGTGGACGGGTTGCCCTCCGCCCTGGGGTCAACCCTGTCGGTCACGGTCATCAGGCCGCGGAGGATGCGCTCTCTTGGCGTTTCCGGGGAGGGTTGCAACCAACCTTCCCAGGGGTACATGCCCAGGGCCTGGCCCGGCACGCGGACCCGGACATGCCCCTCCGCCGCATCCGCGGCATCCACGGCCAGCGGCACGGACACGTCGCCGGCTTTCAGGGCAAAATCCAGGGAGGCCCCGGATAAGTCCAGCGGGACGCCCGCGGCATCCTGGACCAGCAGGACCAGGTCGTAGTCCGTGCCGCGGGCGAGGTCAACATTGATAACGGCGGGGGTCATGACGGTTATTCGGAGAGGGATTCGTCCGCCGGGGCCAGGTCGATATGGGGCCACCACGTTAATTCAATGGAGAATTTCGCAGCGTCGTTCAGGGCGGCGGTTTCCTCTGCGGAGGTTACCAGGTAATATTTCCCCTGATACTGGACCGCGTCCCCCATGTCCGGCTTGGGCAGGGTCGCCACCTTCTGGCCTTTCGGCGCGGCGCGCAGGACTTCCAGCGTCAGCACCTCCTTGCGCTGGCTCAATACGATAGTGCCGATTTCCCCGTCCTGGTCGTTAAATTCGGCAATGGTCTGGCTGGGCTTGGTCTTGATGGACGTGAGGACGCCCCACGGCACGGTCGCGCCGGAGGGGATGCCGTAGTCGATGTCGTTGCCCTTGATGATGTACTTGTTTTGCGTCGTCATATTTTTTTGCTGTTAGAATTCGTTTTCAAGGCTGGTGACGTCAATGGTCATTGACCAGACCGCACGGCCCGGCGCATCCTCCCAGACAACAGGCAGGGGGGCCGCCTGGCGCGGCTTGCAGATAATGCGCCCGGCATACCCCAGGGAGGACCAGGTCAGCACCCGCAGCACGTCGTCGGCCATGCGGTTGGCCGTGTCCATGTCTCCCCCCGGCTGGCCGGGAGCCGCCGCGGAAATAAACAGGGTTGCTTCTCGCGTCAGGAGAGCCTTGACGGGAACGCCCCCCTGCACGTCATGCTCCATATTGACGGCTCCGGGCAGGATGAAAATAACCCGTTGCGGGTATTCCCGGAGGGCGTCCAGGGCGGCGTCATAGGTGGTCACATTGGGAGCCGCGACGGCGTCCGCAATGCCTGCCTGTTCCAGCTCCGCGACGAGGGCGCGCATGAGCCATTGAGTATCGGTGATCATTTGATTTTTTTCCTGGAGCCGTAGGCGAGCGGCCCACGGGTTGATTGTTCGGAATCGGAGGAAAAACGGAACGTGCCGCCCCTCACGTCCTGCAATTCTTTGAGGGCCTGGTCGTAGGCGGTGCGCTGGTCGTCCGTGGTCTTGTGCAGGATTTTTGCTAAATAAAACACGCAAATGTCCCGCGCCCAGCCGCTCATGAGCGGCCCCGGAACGGCGCGGCCCCGGCAATAGGCGTCCACCCTGGCGCAGGAGGTCAGGATGGCTTCCGTCACCGGGTCCTCCCCCGCGGGGGCCTGCCTGCGGATGTCCTCAAGCTGGGAGGCCGTCAAGGCCCCCAGGAGGGCGGATTCTGTCAGGATGCAATTCATTTTTTTCTAAGCCCGGCGCGGCGGATGGCCGCGCCGGGAATGGTGGTGGGTTCGGGGTTAAGACCCGGAGGCCGCCGGGATGGAGGGCATCAGGACCAGGGCGTCTTTAAGGCCGACCGCTGCTCCGTAGTAGCATTCAAAGGTCATGTAATGCTTGCCCGCGCTGGTGGCGTAATGGCGGCGGTAGGACATGGTGATGCCCGTGTCCGGGTCCGTGACGGTGCGCTGGTCCAAATATTCCTTGTTGGAGGACGGGACCACCGCCCGCGTGGCGACGGCCAGGGCGGCGGGGTGGACGATAAAGCCGTTGGGAGCGGCGGAGCTGGCCGGGAGGATGGTTGATTCCACCAGGTCAAACCCCAGCAGGCGCGGAATGACGCCGTCCCGGACGTACTCCGTCCCGCCGTAGGCCAGCGCGGACGCCACCTGCACGGTGGAATCCTCGGCCAGGGCCATGAAAGCGGCGGGAGAGGGGAAATAGACGCGGTTGGCCAGGGGCACTTTCAGCTCCCCGAATTTGGCGCGCGCCAGGGCAAGCAGCTGCATCATGGACATACCCGCCGTCGCCGCCAGCGTGGCGGGATAGTTCGCCTTGGTGATTTTGGCGAACACTCCTTCAATAACTTTGGTGGCGACGGCGTGGCCCATTTGCCCGGCAAAAATGTTCAAGGAGGCTGCCGAGCTTTCCATGAATTGACGGTCGGTTAGTCCGACGGTCGCTTTGGCATAGCCGTCCATGGTGACTGTCACGGCCCCCAGGGTTCCGGTTTCCTTCTCGTAGGCGTTTTCTTCGTCGGAAGCCGTCAAGGAACCGATTAAGGGGACTTTCAGGCTTGCCCCCTTGTTGACGGCCTCCTTGGAGTAGTCGGTGGAGAATTTGCCCAGGGGAGCCAGGGAATTTTTGAAAGCTTCCAGGCCCTTGGAAACGATAATGTCGTCGTTTAACTTGGTATCAATAGTTGTTGCCATGTCTATTATATATAGTGTGTGGTTGGTAATTGGCGGGAGGGATTAGCCGCGGGCGGCAATCAGCTCTTTTTCGTGTTTGCGGAAAAAGGCGAGGCGTTCCGCCGGGTCGGCGATGGCGGCGTGCTGGGCAAGCAGGGCTTTCCCGGTTTTCGCCCCGTCCCCCTTGTTGTCCTGGGCCGTGTAGGTCTGGCGGAACGCGGAATTGACAGGCAGGGAGGCGAGCAGTTCTTTCGCCGCCGGGTTTTTCAGGATGTTTTCTTTCCAGGATGCCTTGAGGTCCGGGGCGATTTTCCCGGCGGCGCAGGCGGCCTCCACGGCGGCGTCCGCGTCCTTTTCCTGCATGGCCGCCACGGTTTTTTGCAAGTCTTCGAGCTGCTTTTTCAGCGACGCGTTCTCGTCTTGCAGGGCTTTAATTTCTTCTTCTGTCATGGTGTTTTGGTCTTGATTATTGTTTTGTTTTTCGCCTCCCTCCGTCGCGGCGGAGGCGGAAAGGTGCTGTATTGAACGAAAGGCTGCCCGGTTGACCAGGCCGCCCATGTTGGCGGGCGCGCCCGTGATATGGTAGCGGCCCTCGGCGTCCGGCTCGTCCGAAACATAAAAACCGGGGGAAAAACGCTTGAGGGATTTGCCCTTCTTGGCGCGGCCCTCGTCCGTCCAGTCCACAACGGCCCGGATGCCTCCTTTCTTGGGGTCGTCCCCGCCCCAGTACACCCGCAACACCCAGGAGGACGCCTCCTGGTCGGCGTGGCAAAAATCCGTGAACGGCGCGTCGCCGCGCCCGGCGTCAAATTCCGCCTGGTACTGCGCCCGCGCTTCTTCGACGGCGACGGCGGCGGCCTCGTCCACCAGGACGGTTATCTTTTTAACTTCTCCGTCCGGGGAGTGGGGTTCAATCTCGTGAACGCCGGGCGGCATCCATTGGATGTCGTCCCCGTCCTCGTCCGTCAGGGCGGACCCGGCAAAACTGGCAAGCAATATCATGCCCGCATGATGGCACAAAAAAGGCCGCGGCTTTCTCGGCGCGGCCAGGATGCGAACTAGGAGCCGCCCCGGCGAAAGAAGATGCGCGCCGCCCTGGTGACGGCTTGCCGGACCCGGTCCTCCTGGGGCAGGGCTTGCGGGTCCCTGGGGATGCGGACGCCTTTTTTAAGTACGTAGTACATTTTTTCCCCCAGGGCCAGCCCCACCGGGCGTCCTCCGCTCCACACGGGCCGGAGGTCGGAAAAGACGCGGGGGCTTTTGCCGTGGGCCTCCGCCGCAACCGGGATGGCGAGCATTTTCGCCTTTTTGGGCGTGACATGCCCGCCGTACACGTGAATCGCCGCGTGGGGATGGTTGATGCGGACCAGGACGCCGGACCCGTTGACGACGGGAGCGGAACAGGAATTGGCAACCGCCAGCCAGAAGTTGGTCCGCGTACCCCCTAGTCTGTTCGGAGTGGCATTTTTGAGGCGGAAATGACTAATCAGGGCGTTCCGCATGGCCACGCCCATTACTTTTTTCAGGGCGGGGGACCGGGACGCCAGCCGGGCGAGGTCCGGCGTGACGGAATCCGCTTTCAGGGTCAGATTAACGCTCATGTGTTGATATGGGGGGCTTGACATTTGCCAATTGCGGCGGCGGTCCCCATGCCGTCCTCCAGGTATTCCGCCAGGGCGGCAGGGTTCAGGGAGCGGAGCAGCTGCCCGGAGGCCAGCAGCTCGGACACGAGGGAGCGGAGATCTCCGTCGCTGACGTCCGGGTCGCAGGCGGCGCGGGTGAGGGTTTCCAACAGGGGGCGGGCCTTGCCGAGCCACGCGTCCAGCATGTCCTGCAGGCCGTCCCTCATGGCCTCGCGCAAGTAGGTCATTTGCTCGTCACTCATAGCGGGGATGCCGCGGATTTAATGGCGGCAAGGAAGTAGTCGCGGGAGGCGGCGGGCATCCCGTCAAGGGCCTTGGCAACCAGGGACGGGGACAGTTGCCCGGAGGGTTCCGGGCGCGTGTACACCTCGTCGTCGTTCCCAGGCTGGGGCGTTTCCGTGACCTCATGCACCCACTCTTTAACAAGGGGGATCCCGCTTTCGAGCAGAATTTTCACGCGCTCGGCGGCCTTGGTGGGGTCATTGACGGCCTTGGACGAGGGGTCGTAGTAGGGCCACGCCGCTTCTTCCTCCGCGGCGGCGGCGTTGAAGCGGTACACGGCGGCCAGCAGCTGTTCATTGAGGACTTCCGCCAGCCAGCCCGCGGCGGCGTTGATGATGTCGCTTCTCACGTTGTAGTGGACCTCCCCCAGGGCGCGGCTTCCCGCGTTCCCAGGGGTCCCCGTGAGGATTTGCCCCAGGATAAGCAGGTCGCAGGCCGTGTCCGCCAGGTCGATGAGCTGGCGTTGCGGGTTGTCGCTCCCTTTGTTGCTCGGCTCTTTGAGTTCCAGCGTGCAGCCGTTCGGCGCGGCGGCCCAGGCGGCGGACCCCATGTTTTCCAGCATGTTGGCCATGATGTCCCGGAGGTCGGGGTCGCTGTTATCGTAATTACCCCAGCGGATAGGCTGGCCGAAAATCTGCGCGAAACTCAGGAGCCAGTCCGCGGAAAAGTTGGCGGCGCACCAGTACCAGGCCAGGGAGCGCAGGAGCGCGCCGCCGCACGGATGCCCGAACGACACGTTGTTAATCGCCACCAGGAATTTGGCGGCGTCAAAGTCGGCCAGGGCGTCGCTCCCAGGGGAGCGCATGCCGAACAGGCCGCTTTCCGCGTGCCAGCCGTACCAGCGCGGATGGACGCGCCGGGTCTGGCGGGGGAGCCACGCTTGCGACATGTGGACGCACCCCCGGACCTCCCAGTCAATTTCCCGGACGGACACGCCGCAAAACCAGCCGTCAAGCAAGCCGTTAATCGTGCCGCGCCAGCCCTGGCCGTCCTCCTTGTAGTTGCCTTTCATGCCGTCCCTGGCCCGTTCGGCAAGATGTTTCAGGTCTTCCCGCCCTTCCGGGTCCTGGACGGTCCACACAAGGTCGCACACGGCATTTTTCAGTTCCGCGACGTTTTTGACCAGCCGGGGCCAGGTCCGGCACATGAGGTCGTATAATTCGTGTTCTTCCGCCGGGCAGTCTCCGGCCAGGGCGGAGGCCAGCACGCGGGAAATATAATCCGGCGTGACCCACTCAAGGTCCGGCATCATCCAGCGGGAGCGCGCCGCCGGAACAATGATGCGCTGTATGCCGGAATTTTGGCGATTGTTTTTAAGGCCGTTTTTGGCCTCTAAAATCTGTTTGACGGTCAATGATGCCGCTCCGGCGTTCAATGCCGCGCTAGGGGGTACGCGGTGCGCCGCGGAGGGTGTTTTCATTTTCGGTGGGATGTTCATTTTCGGTTGCGGGTTAAATTTCTCCTTTGGTGGCGGTAGCGGCCCCGGCTGGACCCCATGACCACTCCCTCCGCGCGCTCCCTGGTCCAGACACCGTCGGCGGCTTTCAGGGTCAGGGCGTGGTAGGCCATTGCCAAGGCCCAGAACAGGTCGGCGTGGCCGCTGTCCGTCCGGTCTGCGTTGTAGCAGACAAGCCCGGTTTTGGTGTAGCCCTTTTCAATGGCGGCAATGTGGGATTTCAGCAAGTCGTGGCTGGGGATGATGATTTTCCCGGCTTCCAGGGCGCGGGCCAGATTGGACGCCAATTCCTCCTTGGAACTGTTATTAAAGATGACGCCGCGGACCTTGTGGCCATTCCGTCGCTTTTTGGCGTCCTCCACGTATTTGTCCCCCAGCCCTGTCTGGTCGATGACGACGAGCTTGACGCCCGCGGACCCGGTCATCTCGTCGAGCTTCCGGTCGCGGCTCTCCCAGGAGTTGTCCTCGTGGTAGTACACCAGCCGGACCACATAGCGGTCGTTCCAGGGCTTGAGGGCAATATAGCAATGCTTGTCCGACAGGCGCGCCACGTCCACCCCCACGCCGAATTCCCCGTCTTCCGCGGCAATGTTGCCCGTCGCGGAGGCGTAGCGGTCGTTGGTGCAGGCGTTGATAGTGTCCCAGGAGACAAGCTGGCCCGCCGTGTCCTGGGGAACGCACATGTACTCCTCTAAAAAGTCGGATTCCGTCAGGCATTTAGCCCGGCAGGATGCCAGGAAGCCCTCGCGGGTCATCTTTTTTCCCGCCTTGGCGTTGATGCGCTCGACAATCCCGGCGTTGACGGCGTCCTGAATGGTGACGCGGTGGTGGCTCCACCCCATCGGGTTTCCGTTGTTCACACAGTCGTTGACCAGCTGGGCAAAGACGGCTCCCTTGCCGCGATGAGTGGATATAATGATGCGCTGGCCTCCCCATTGCGTCACGGCGGAAGACACTTTAAGGAGCTTTTGCTGGTCCTTATGGAGAGCGAATTCGTCCAGGATGACGTTGCCGCGCTTGCCCGCCAGGACGTCCGGGTTGCTGGACAAGGCATGGATAGTAACGCCCGTGGCAAAGGTGATGGTGAAGACGGTTTCCCCCTCAATGATTTCCTGCCCCAGTTTCCCGGCCCCCAGGTTGTAAATCTCCGCCCATTTCCGGCAATCGTCGATGAATTGTTTGGCTGCGCCCAGGTCGCGGGAGCAGACCCACCAGTCAAGGGTTGCCCCTTGCTTGACGCTGGCGCGGACGGCTTTCAGGGCGGCGTATTCGGACAGGCCGATTTGTCGGCCTTTTTCCACAAGGATATTGTCGGCGGGGTCATTCAAAAAATCCACCTGATAAACCATGCTCCGCGGCATGTTCGCTTTGCGCCGGATGATGCGTGGCTTCATACAATTAAAGGAGGTTGGCGGCGTCCTCGATGGCTTTCATGTCGGCCTCGGACAAGCCACGGTTGGTCGTTCCGGGGTTCTGGGCCGCCTGGGCCGCGGCGTCCTCGCGGGATTCCCGCCGCATGTCCGCCAGGTCGCGGCGGAGGTCGGACAGGGTCTTGATAACCGCAAAGATTTTTTCCGGCTTGTCGGCAATCAGGCTTTTAATGTCCCCGGCGTTGACGCCGGAAAGGGCGGATTCCAGCATTTCCAGGGCGGCGGCAAGGCCCGCTTCCGCGGGGCCGCCGTCCTCCGCGTATTTACGGACGAGATCCACTTTCCACGCATACTGGGCGCGGGCCGTTTCCAGGCGTTCCTGGCGGCGCAACCATTCCAGGTGCGCCCCCTTGCGGTAATTGGTGACGTTCTGCGCGTTCACGCCGGGATACCCGGCGCGCTCGCAAATGGCCGCCGCGTCCCGCCATGTCCCGCCGTTGTCCAGGCATCGGCTCACCTCGTCCTGGACCTTGGCAGGCATGCGGGAAATGGCGGCGGATGCCGTGCGGGCCGCGCTCATGCGTTCAGGGCCTCCTTCCCACGGTCAAGGATAATCCAGCGCGCCCCGGTCAGGGAGGGGAGGCGGTGGACGCATCCCATCATTTCCAAGGTTTCCAGTTCCGCTTCCACTTGGGAGGCGTCAAACCCGGCAAGCCTCACCTCCGTTTTAAGTTTGTATTCCCCGGCGGGGATGCTTCCCTGTGTGGCGAGGTATTCAAGGATAAGCTGTCTTACTTTCTGCGCTTCGGTCATGACTGTATTCTGGCACAAAAAAGGCCGCGGCTTTCTCGCCGCGGCCTGAATGCTAATTATTGCCCGCCAGCCTCGCACCTTCCAGGCGGCCTATGGCGCGGGACAATGCTTCAAATTGTGTGTGGCTCTCTTTCCGCATGGTGATGATTTCCGCGACGATGTCAGACCTTTCCTTTTTGGCTTCCGCCTCTATTTTGTCCAGGCGGCCTTCCAGCTCGCTAATGCGGTGATGCGCCACTTTGATATTGTCCATTGTGGCGAGTTTCCGCCCCTCGACGACTTCGAGCGGCTGTTTTTCCAGGTCCATTTTTTGAGGCTGTCCATGCTGCCGAATTTGCTTTATTGCCAAGATGATTTTGGCGACAAAGTACACGATAATGGCCAGGCTCAAAAAGAGGGTGCTGTCGATGTGGTCAATGTCCATTGTCGATATAATTGAGGATTCCGGCCCCTATGGCCTGGGCGATAAGTTCCGGCCTGTTTTTCATCATTTCCGCGTCGGCAACGTTGGTGATGAAGCTGCACTCGCAAAGGACCGCAGGCGGGCGCGTTGCCCGCAGGACTTGCAGGCCGGAGAGCTTTTTCTTCCTGTCCGGGCGCGCCTGGACGGGGTCGGCACGGCCCGGAAGGAGCTTGCAAAGCGGCCCGGCAATGGCGGAGGCGAGGGCTTTGCCCTGTCCGCTGTCCGTAAATGTGCCGTCCTTGTGGTAGGTCCGGTGGTGGCATACGTGCGCGCCGCAGGCGTCCGGGTTGTCGGAACTGTCGCAATGCAGGGACACGGCCAGATTGTAGCTCCCGGCGTTGATGGCGCGGACGGTGGCGTTCAGGTCGGCGGCGTTGCTTAGGCTCGGATAATCAATGACGCTCACGGCATGGCCGCGTTCCCTCAAATAGCGGGCAAGATGCGCCGCTATCTGCACGGCGACGCCATGTTCTTCCAGGCCGTTCCCGGTCGCGCCTGTTCCGGCGGCGTGCCCTATGTCGATACAGATTTTTTTCATGTTCGGAGTTCCTTTCTGTAGCAGGGGCCAGGTTTATTTTTCGCGCTGGACAATGGGCGGGCAGTCCGTTTCCGGCTGGGCCTGGGTCCAGACCAGGCTATGGGTTGCCCGGTCCCACGTCAGGACGCGCCCGTCACGGGTGGCTACAACCTGTCCCTTGGTGATGGTCAAGCCGACACGTCCGGGAGGGTCCGCCTGTCCCTGCGAGGCGCAGGATGTCTGCGTCATGCCCATCCATGCGGCAATGGCTCCCATGATGGCCCCGGCAATGACTTTAGCCCAGTTTCCGGGGACCTTGAGGGCAACCAGGATGCGGGCAATGATTCCGGCGGCTTCTTTCTGTTGTTCGTTGTTCGTGTTCATAGTGTGCTTTCTCTTGTCTTGAGAGGCCCCACTATGGCACAAAAAAGGCCGCGGCTTTCTTGCCGCGGCCAGGATGCAAAAGTTTTTATTTGTATTGGAGATGAACGGCCCCTGATCGGTTTTCCTCCATGTACCGCTGGCGGCGTGCCTCTCTCATTTGTTCCTCCCCGTGTTGCCCCATACGGTACAACGTCAACGCACTTTCCTTTTCCAAACCGTCACAGGAAATGACGTAACCATTTACCCCTTTACAAGACAGGGTAGCGGTCAACATTTCTTCTGATACGTGGATATTGTCAATATCCAACCACACCATGTCCTCAAATTTTGTCCCTGTAAGAGACGGCTTTAGAACGAAAAAACGCCTTGATGTCAGTACTACACAATTAGGCCAAAACGGCCAAACTCCCAAAATTTGCCGTTGCTTGCTCACACTCCAAATTTCTTCCCCTTCAACCAGATAGCGGGCTATTTTTTGTTCATCGGTCATGCTTATTATTATAATTATGGGAAAATTCTTAACAAGATTAAATTTTTTTATCCACCCCGTCATCGCTTCTTTTATAAGGGCTAATTTCTCTTCGGCCTGCAAAGCCCGCGTCCTCCAAATTTTGATTTCGGAGGTCAACCCTTCTTCCTGTATCTGTAACAAAACGGATAATATTTTTTCCCTTAAAGCGGCAGATATTTTCTTCCCGCGTTCTGCCTGGTCAATGCTGACAATGTCGCACCCTGACAGTTCGGAAAGTTCTGATAATGTAAGATTGCACTTTTCCCTCAACGACCTAAAATCAAACTGATTGCACATAGGGGTATGACCTTAACAGGCCATATTCCGTCCGGCAATGTCCCCTTGTTTCAGAGTGTGTCACGTGACACACTGTTTTTCTTTATAAGTCATTTATTGCCAATATTTATATATCAAAAAAGCCTGTTTACACGCTAACGGCTATTCTAGCCGATAATCCTCTCTTGTTTCAGAGTGTGTCACGTGACACACTATTTTTCCTTGGGAATCATTCATTATAAAACGTTTTAGTGTAAAAACAGGTGTTTGCACGCTAACACTTCCCCTAAATTTTTTTTAGCCAACCAGTCATAGCTGACTTGAGCATTTTTAATTTTTCTTCTGACTGTAAAGCTCTATCTCTCCAATGATTGTCCTGCCCTGTAGGGTCATTATGTTGAGACGTCTCCCCAGCAATTAGCCACTCCATAGACACGGAGAGAGCTTTCGACAGGCGAAAAAGAACCTCTGACGAGGGCATCCCCTTGTCATTACAATAATTAGAAATGGCTCCTTGAGGGACATTTGCGATTTCTGATAACTCTTTTTGATTAACGCCTTGCCTAACCATTGCCTCCATTAGTCGATGCGAAAAATTCATAGTTATGATATTTTTTTCTTGTCAAAGATTCATAATTCGTATATCTGATTTCTTATGTTAGCACGCGAACGACTACAGGGCAATCCTCAACTCACCCCGGAACTTGAGGCTGCCAAGCAAATTTTACATGAGAAAGGGTGGTCTTACCGAACCGCCGCCCCGTTTTTAGGTGTCCATTACACACACCTCGCCCGCGTGCTGACAGGATTCCGGGCAAGCAAATCTCTTCTGCGCCGCATTCAATCTCTCCCCCATAGGGATGGGAAATAGCCTCCGCCCCAATCACACCATGACTGAAAATCAACTCAAACAAGCCCGCCGGGACCAGCAGGAAAAGCAGCATGCCCTGTACGGCTATTGCCTGACCCCCGCCCCGGACCAAAAAAGAAAATCTATCCGCTGGGGAGCCGTGTTCCTGGCTGTCTGTCTGGCCGTGTTCGTATGGCTGGCCGTCCTCATTATCCTTGATGCCATTTAATCCGCTCCCGCCATGCTCCCCCCTCTCACCGACCAGGAATGGGCAAGCCTGCCCGCCGACCTCCGCGCCGTCTGCCAGCTCCGCCTGTTGCGGCGGCCTGTCGTCCGTCGGTGGGCGCACCGGGTCCTGGGATTCCCCCTTTCCGGGCCGCTCACCCGCTCCCAGCTGGCCGCGTGGTGCGGCGTGTCGGAATCGACCATCCTGCGCTGGGAGCGTGACGGCATGCTCCAACTCCGCGGAGCCGCCCGTCGGTGCGGCCTCACGGAAGAAATCAAAAACGACTTACTCAACAATCGCTAAACCATGAATCAAAACGACATTGCAAAAAACACCCTCGCGGAATTGTCAAACTACGTCAACGCCGCGCGCCGGGACCTGACGTCCGCCTGCGCTAACGCCCTCAAGGCAGGGGCTTATCTGCATTGCATCCATGCGGACGGCAGGATAACCATGACGGACGCTCTGGATAAAATCGGGCTGAACAGGCGCACGGCTTACCGCTGGATGAATGCTTATCAGACAGCCTGCAAAGTGTTAGGCGTGGATAATCCGCCCACCCATAAGGACAAGGGCTGGGCCGAACATTTGGAGGCCCTGGGGACCGTGGCCGCCAACATGACCCTGTCCCGGTTGTCCCTGGGTGCGCCCGCCCCTGGGACGGACCTTGCCCGCCTGGATGCCATCCAGACAGGCATGGAAACGGCGGAAAACGAGAAGGAGGAGGCTATTTTTCAGAACGCTATGGAAAAAGTAGCGAGCGGAGAATGGACGCTCTTGCAAGCCTACCGGGCCGTGTGCGGGCAGGCCGCTCAGGACAAAGCCACGGAACGCCGGAAAAATCCGCAATACCTCGGCATTGACCCCAAGACCAAAAAGCCCGTAGGTCTGCTGGTCTCCACCATTTCCACGCTTAAACAGGGTTTCAAAAACTGGGACCTTTTCGGCGGCGAGGAAAAGCGTGTCTTTGCGGGCATGTGGCGGGATGTGGAAAACGCCAAGCCGGACGACTTGGAACAATACCTCTAAGCAGCCATGAATCACGACGCTCTCATAGCCAAGCTTCAAAAACTCCTTGCCCTCGCCCAGCGCGGCGAGGACGGGGAAGCCGTCAACGCACGGGAATTGCTGGACAAGATGCTGGAAAAATACGGCATTGACGAGGCCAGCCTGTCGGATATAAAGCCGCTCCGCTACAGCACGGAAAACGCGGAAGAACGGGGATTGCTGGCCGTCGTCGCCTCCTATGCCCTGCAACTCCCCACGGCGGAAGTAGAGGCTTCCGTCATTGTCGGCTCGGACATGCACGGTTGCGACCTGCGATTGAGCATGGAGCAACACGGGTTGGTGGCCGCGCTTTACGAATATCACCGCATGGGGCTTGCGCGCAGCATCCGGCGCAATGACGAGGCCAGCGCACGGAGGGGTGAGGACCTGCGCGCGGAAATAAAGACCCTGACGGCCCGCATTAAAACCCTGAAAGCCCTGTATGCCAACCTGGACCGGACCATCGCCAAGACGAGGGAGTCCCTCCTGTGCGCTTACGTCAACCTCAACAATCTGACGGACTACACAGGATGGAGCCAGGCGAACAGCGACCAGGGGGAAATCATCCATGCCGCCGCGGCAAACTGCGTCAAGCTGGACCCCAGCGTCAAACAACTCCCCGGACAACGCCTCGGAAATGACTAACCCCACGCACAACACGGACCCGGCGGAACAATGCCGCCGACTGGCGCAAGCCTACAACACCCTGCGCCGCTCCATCTACTGGGACAAACACGCCGCAAGGGCGGAATGGACCCACGATAATTGCCGCTACCCCCTCCGCAACTACCACAAGCACGGAACAACGGAAAACATCAAGGCCGCCTGGTGTCTCCGCGGCATCATCCGCTCGCTATGAATCACAAAATCGACGCAAGCTTAATCGCCGCCGGAACCACCATCGCCGCATTATTCATCATCAATGACTATCCGGTTCTTGGCTTTGTCTCTGTTTTAACCATGTTCGCCAGCCTGCCCATCGACGACAAATAACCAACCCTCAACAATGGCAATCCTCCCCGACCACTCACTCAACGCTTTTTCCGGCCAGGCCCGCAAGGGCCGTCCCCGGCAGCTGGACTTGACGGAGGACCAGAAAAAGGAACTGGCCGCCCTCTATCTGGCGACCAATGCGACCCGGACCAGCGGGAGCATGACCCTTGCGTGGTCTATCTTCTGCGCCAACCACCCGGACCTGGGCTGGGACGCCGCCGCGCGGGCCAGCAAGCACAAGCTCCCCGCCTGCGCCGTGGAGGTCATGAAGCATGCGCGGCCCCTGGTGGGCTATCACCGCGGCGGGGAACGCAAGCTCCGCCAGGCCGCCTATGCGCCGGGCCTCCTGCGCCGCAACCTGGACGGAAGCCTCCTGCGGGCCGGACAGCGCGCGTCCTGGGACGACGCAACGATCAACTTCGGCGTGTGCGTGCCGTGGCCCTGGCGCGGGTCCGGCGACAAGTGCGCGGAAAAATACGGCGTGCGTCTGGGACGCTTCCAGCTTCTGGTCTGCCACGACGACGCCACCAGCTTCATTCCCGCCTACTCCTACGTCATCAGGTACGAGCAGACGTACCGCGGCGAGGACGTCGCCGGGGCCATGATACGGACTTGCCGGGACGTCGGCATTTTCGACGCCTTCGTCCTTGAGGGCGGCGTCTGGAAAAGCGACCGCGTCCAGCGGTTGCTGGACGGTCTTGGCATCCGCCACATTGACGCCAAAGGCCGCCCGCAATGCAAGCTGGTGGAAAACTTCTTCAACCGCTTGTGGTCCGTACTGTCTCTAGTTCCCGGCCAGGTGGGCCGCTACCAGGCGGAAAACAAGGCCATGAGCGAGAAATACGTCGCTTGCCGCAATGGCCGCCAGGACCCGCGGGGGATTTTCCCCACGTTGGCGGAAGCCCTGGAAGCTATCGACTGGGCCGTCAACTACCTCAACACGCACCCCGTCGAAAGCCGGGAATACGGCAAGTGGGTTCCGGCGGAACGCTGGGAAGCGGACCTCAAGGAGCGGCCCATGCGCCAGGTCTCCGCCGACTTCTCCTGGCTTCAGGCTCCGGCTATCGTGGAGCGGAAAGTGGTCAAGGGGACACTTCGCGCCACCGTCCCCGGCCCGCTGGGCGTGCCTCAACGCTGGCACTTCACGGCCCCCTGGCTCTGGCAGCACGAGGGGCAAGCCCTCATGCTCCACTTCGACCCGCTGGGCGAATGGCCGCTCCAGGCCGTCGTGACCGTGCCGGGAAGCGTCAAGGTGCTGGGGCAAGTCACCTGCTCCAACCCGGTCAGCCTGGGCGGAAGCGGGGAGGACGTAGCCAAGCAAATCCGCCAAATCATGAGGACGGAATACCGCCTGTTGACCTCCACGGGCAAAACGGGCCGGGAATCCACCCTGCGCGCCATCAACGGCCAGACGACCGTTGCCCAGGGCGTCAAGGTCCGGGACGGCGAGGCATCCGCGGACACGCCGCCGGAATCCGGCGGAACGCCCGCCAGGGTGCGGCGTTACCAGCTGCAGGACCCGCTGGACAAGGCCGCCAGCAGGGACAGCCGCATCACCGCGCCCCAGCCCGCCACGCCTGCGACGCGGGACGACTTCGCCGCCCTCCGCCGCCGCGCCCGGCAGGCGGAACACTCCGCGACACTCAATTTTTAACCTCACTAATCAAATCATGGACAAATATGAATTATCAAAATCGCCGGACGTCCTCCGTCTGGTGGACATGCAGGAGGAACTGCACCTCAACGACAAGGATTTTTGCCGCCGCGTCGGCTTCTCTCTGGCGGCGTCCTCCTGGGGCAAAATCAAAGCCGGGACCTGGTCCGGCAACTGCGAAAGTGCCTTGCAGTCCGTCCGGCAGGCGTTATCTTCCGGCCAGCCCCGCCAGGATGCGCCGGACGTGGACGGGGACACGGTCCTGTTGCCTCATGTGTCCCTGGCCGCGGACGCCGTCGCCGCGGCGCAATGCGCCCAGGACGAACACCGCCTGGTCTTTGTCGTCGGCAAAACGGGGGCGGGCAAATCCAAGACGGCCTCTTACCTCGCGACCAAGTTCGGCGGAACGCTTATCAATGCCGCGCCCGCCTGGGAAAAAAGCTATCTGCACGCCCTGACCTCTATCGGCGCGGGGCTGGGCCTGGCGGCCTCCTGGTATTCCGCCGGGGCGGCGGAACGGGACATTCTCCAATCGCTCCAGGCGGCCCCCCGCCTTATCATCATTGACGAGGCCAACCATTTCAACCGCGCGACCCTCAACTTTCTGAAAACCGTTCTCAACCTGACCCGGTGCGGGCTGGTCCTGCTGACCCTCCCGCATCACATGGCCCGCATGTCGTCGGACAGCCGGGAGGAATTCCCCCAGCTGCTCCGGCGGAGCATTGCCATTATCCACATCCCCTCCATCACAGGGGAAGAAGTGGCCGCTATCCGGCGCGGACTGTATCCCCAGGTGGATCTGCCCAATGCGGCCCCCCTCTGCGCCCTGGCCAACCAGTTCCACAACCTGGACACGGTCCGCCGCGTCCTGGACGAGATTGACGCCGGACAAACCCCGGAGGCCGCCGTCAAGGCGGTCCGCCGCCAGATTCAACCCATCAGCACCGCCCGCTCATGACCGCCCCCGCCACCATCGAACAGGAAACGGCAACCCAGTTCATCAGCATGTTCCTTGCCTCTTACGACTTGCCGTTCCAAATCCTTTCCCCGACTCCCTATCCCGGAAAAATCGGCCTCCGGCTGGACCCGGAAGACCAGTATTGCCTGGTGGATGCCGTCCGCTTCTGCGACTGGGTCCGGCAACGCCGCCCGTCCCTGGAACAACTCCGGGCCGCCCTCGACAAAAAACGCCGGATGAACCACAAACGGGAGGGAAAATAACATGGACGCGTTGCTGGAACCAATGCCCTTCTGGGAAGCCCTCTCCTATCTTGAGGGCAAGGAAGCCGTAGCCTCCGCCATGACGACGGCGGAATGGCAGCGCATGCCCGTTGCCGTCCGGGTCAAGTCATTGTTTTCCGCAACGCTCGCATCCGCCAAGGCCGCCCAGGAAATCACGGATTATTTGACCGGGTTTGTCAGGGGCGAGAAAGCCGTCAACGACAAGGGCCAGGAGTACTATGTGTACCAGGGCCGGGCGGAGTTTGTCGCCAACATGAGGGAACGCATGCTGGAAGAAGGCTTCGGCAAGGTTCTCCACGACGGCACGCTGGACCCGGAAATCCACGACAACGACCTCCGGGACCTGCGCGGATGCCGCCGCCTGCAACTCATTTTTGACACGCAGACGGAGCAGGCCGCCTCCTACGCCCAATGGCAGGAGGGGCAGGACCCGGACGTGCTGGACGTGTACCCCTGCCAGCGGTTCGTCCGCGTCCGTCCGGTCCACACTCCCAGGCCCTACCACGACGCCGCCATCGGGGAAGTGAGGCGCAAGGATGACCTGGCGTTCTGGATTGGCCTCAACCGTGACTTTGGCCTCCCGTGGGGGCCGTGGGGCTTCAATTCCGGGTGCGGCGTGGAGGACGTGGACCGGGACGAGGCGGAGGCCCTGGGCGTCATCAAGCCCACGGACAAAGTGCGGCCTATCAAAAAAGACTTCTTGGACGGCCTGGAGGAATCCGTCCGCGGGCTGGACGATAAAACCCGGCGGTGGATTCAGGCGCAAATGGAAAACAGGGTTCGCTTCCTGGGCGATACCGCCGTTTACCAACCGGACAAGCCGCGCCCCGCGGCCCCGGAACCAGCCCCCAGCCGTCCCGCCAAGACCCCCGCCCAGATTGCCGCGCAGAAAAAGCGCATTGCCGACACGATCGCCGCCCGGCATGCCCGCCAGCGGGACCAGCGAAAACAAACAGAAAAGCAACAATGGGAGGCCTACCTGAAACGCCGGGATGACGCTTTAGCCGGGTTGCGCCAGGCCCTCCGGGAATCGGAGGCTCGTTATCAAGACACCCGCTCTCTGGACGACTGGGACGCCTACAAAATGGCGGCGGATGCCTACAATAAAGCGCGCCGTTCCTGGTTGCCCGGCGGCAAGCTTTTTAAGGACACGAGGCGCGCTATTGACAAAGCCCTGTTGCCGTCATGGCGGGCAACGTACCGCGATTCCCTCCGTTTTCTGGCTATGGACGGGGCCGTCGTTCCGCCGGATAAGCGGGGGACGCTCCTTCCGCGTGCCGTCAGGATTGACAGTCATTTCCGCGTCAGTGAGGACAAGCCCCGCAAACTGTCTCCCAATGTCCGGGACGGCCTTGACCTGGCCGCGGCTCTCGTCTCTCCTTCCAAGCTTCCCGCCTCGCTTGGCGTCCAGGTCATTAAAGGGGGCGGCAAAGAACGGGCCTTTGCCCTCCCCGGCGTGATGAAAGTATCTGACACGTCCGCGCCAGCCGTTATCGCCCACGAACTGGCGCACGTCATCGAGTTCTCGCGCCCGGACATCCTCCGCAAGTCCGCGGCGTTCCTCCATGACCGGGCGCAGGGGGCCGTGCCCGTCCCGCTGAAATTCCTTTATCCGCAATCAAGATATTCCCCTCTGGAAAAAACATTTGAGGACGACTGGGCCAGGCGCGGCGGTGATGCCTATACGGGCAAGCTCTATATCAGGGGATATTTTCCCGGCATGAGTAAAGACCTGTTCCAGGAAAAAACGTCCTCGACTGAAATTCTTTCTATGGGAATTCAGCGCATGCTGGAATCTCCCGTTGACTTCCAACGTCAGGACCCCGAATTTTACAATTTCATCAAATCCCAGTTATCATGATTTTAACCCGTTCCGAACTTGCCAAAATGGATGAACTATTCAACGCGCAGGAATTGCCTGACACGTTCCCGGACGACCTGGAATTTTCCTTCCTGGAAGTCCTGGCTCCGACAATGACCCTGCAGGACTATCTCGCCATGCCGGAGCAGGAGCGGCGGAAATGGTGGATCAATGCCGTCCCTAATAGTGTTTTTCCCCTGGACGTCCCGGACCAGGAAACGGGGGAACCCCTCTTTATGACCGGATTTTACTTCGAACCTGTATGCCCCGGAATCCTCGACCGCGTCTATTAAAACCATGAACAAAGCAAAGCAACTCATCCTTCCCATTTCCTACCCGGACAGCGGACGCTGGTATGCTCCTGTCCGGAAAATCAAAATCGACGAACGGACGTACGCCTTGAGGATGGGGGAACCTGTCCAACTGGGAACCGTCAAGGAGATTGAAAAAGAATTCCGGGTGGGCCGCCGCGTCCTGGCCCGCCTGGCGGACATTGGCGTCATTGAGCGGGTGCGCCCGTCTCCTTTTCAATCTATGTACTACTTTGCGGACATTGCCGCATTCCTTGAACGGACGCGGACGGACCCGGCGTTCTGGTCCTCCGTCCGCCGGGAGGCTTATCTGAACGGTCCTTCTCCGCAGGATGCCTCCCTCCGGTTGTAATCTAACATTTCTTATCCTGGCCGCGGCGTGAAAGCCGCGGCCTTTTTTTGTGCCATGATGCACGCATGTTTTCACTTTCCCCTTTCCTGTGCGGCGACTCCCTTTCCCTGATGGAGCGCATGGACAACGATTGTTATCACGCCGTTGTTACGGACCCGCCGTATGCTTCCGGCGGCCTGACGACGGCGGAACGCAAGGCTTCCCCCGCCCGGAAATACCTGTCTTCTTCCAGGTATCTTGCTTTCGACAACGATACCAGGGACCAGCGCACCCATTTCATGTGGTCCGTCATGTGGATGCAGGAGGCTTTGCGGATCACCAGGCACGGCGGCTGGCTGATGGTCTTTTCCGACTGGCGGCAGCTTCCTTTGACCTCGGACGCCTTGCAGGTGGCGGGGTGGACATGGCGCGCCGTCGTCACCTGGGACAAGACGGAGGCTTGCCGCCCCCACCAGGGCATGTTCCGCAACCAGTCGGAGTTTATCCTTGTTGCCACGCGCGGCAGCATCGGCAGGGAGCAGGACCGCCCGCGCGTGTTCCCCGGCGGCGTGTTCCGGCATTATCTCAAGCCTTCCGACAAGATGCACCTCACAGGCAAGCCTGTTCCTCTCATGCGCCACCTGATGACGGTTCTTCCTACCGGTTCCCGCGTCCTCGACCCTTTCATGGGGAGCGGGACTACTCTTGTTGCCGCCCGCGACCTGGGACACGTCGCCCACGGCATCGACCTTTCCCCGGATAATGTCCGCATTGCTGCGGACCGCCTGGGCGTTCCCGTCCCCTGACCGCGGCCAGCCCGCGGAGGGGCCGCCGGGCTTCCGCGAGACACGCGCGGACCGCTGGCGGGAGTGTTTCACATGGGACAAATGACCCTTGCGATTTTCTGAATTTGACCCTTACGGGCATTTATGGGCGGAACTTCTCGCATGACCCTTCCTTTTCTCCCCGAAACACACGTATTTTCAACCCTTTTCAAGCTTCTTCAAGCGAATTCAACCCTTTTCAAGCATTTATGGTTGGTCACATCAAGCAGAAATATGAGATGGGCGTCTTTCGAAAACGCTTCCCGAAGTCTTCGTCCATCCTCGATTCATGGTTGGAGCGATTGCAGGAATATCAGGACAACTATGATTCCGGAAAGCGTTTTGTCAATGGCGTCTGGATGGAAAAATCAGCCTATGAGCAACAGCAGGCCGCACGGAGGGAGAAGAGGAACCAACGCCGCTTGCAAGAAGAACAGAAGAGAAAAGAGGCAGATAAAAATACTGTTGGGACGGGGTCCCCCAAAGGGGGCAATGACTGGTCAAACTCATCATTCATGGGCAGGGGCTGTCTCTGATAACCCTTTTTACGCCATGCCATATGTTCTGCCAGGGGAACGCATTTCACCAACGAGGAAAACAACAATGAAAAACAGACCATCCATTACTAAAGAGGAGGATCATAAAAACAAGGAGGTGCCGGACATTTGTCTCGGAAGAACAGCCGCACACTATCATGATGAACTTATCAGGTGCATCGAGCAGGAGTGCGGCCCATCAATTCCCCATGTTCATGATAAGCCCGTCCTTTCGAGAAGGAGCAAGGCGCTTGCCTTCTTCCTTTTGTTCATCCTCTTAATGACCGGCGCCATTGTCTGGCATTGCTTTGCAAACCGGGCAGATCGGGATATCTATGAATATCAGCATGTTCCTGAAAATGATCTTATACGGTCACAGATAGCAATTTTATAG